GAAGACAATGCAGAAGCCTGACGATATCCCGGAGGACGTATGGGAGACTGCCAGCGAATGCGTTGGCGTCGGCGGTGGATATGAGCTTCGCGGCGTTCTTCACACGCAACGTACGGACATCGCCCGCGCCATCCTTGCCGAGCGCGAACGCTGCGCGAAGGTAGCAGAACGTGACGCCGATTGGTCCAGGTTCGGCAAGAAAGAAATCGGCCAGTGGGAAGGTGGCCCTGACGGCGCCAGAGATTACCGCCTCAGCATTGCCGCCGGTCGCGCCATCGCCTCAGCCATCAGGAGCCAGCCATGACCATGAATAAGGATGGGGTGAGCGACGAGGCGCTTGCCGAAATGCTCGCCAATTGGCGCGAGACGTACAGCCTTTCCGCCCAAGAGGCTCGGATGTTCGACCAGATTGATGCCTCGCTTCGTGTCCGCGCCCCAGCCGTGGTGACGGAGGAGATGGTGGAGCTGGCGCAGGAAGCATGGGCCGATGCCTATGATGCCGAATATTTTTCAGACGGCTCGACCAAAGACAATAAGGCGGCGTGCATGCGAGCCGCCCTTGAAGCCGCCCTCTCCGTGCGGGCAGAGCCGGTGGCGGTGAAGCCGCTGGAGTGGCGGTATGTCTGGCACGGCTCGGAGCCCAATCGCGGCTCGAACATCTATCTGACCGACGCGAGCGGGCTGGGGCGCGGCGAACTCCTTTGCAACCTGGGCGCCGATCGACATTGGGAAGCGCGGGCACTCGTAGACCTGCACAACGACGCCATCCGTTCGGCACTGGTGGCCAGCCCCGCCGCCCCTGCGCCGCAGCAAGCGGGAGGCGGGGAATGACTTGGAGCACCATAGCTACGGCGCCGGAAGGCGTCCCGATCTTGACCAAGATCGATGACGAACTTGGGGTGCGCAACGAACAGGTGCTCGTAAAGCGAACTCGTATCCCAGGAGAGACCCGCCCCATGTGGTGGTTCGAGGACGGGTCCATGTACGTCTATTACGAGCCGACGCACTGGAGCCCCTTGCCATGACCGATAATCCAACCCACGCGAAGCTGGTGGAGATAAGGCTCCGGGAGCGATGCGGGTTTATGCGCGAGGCTGGGCTCAATGATGACGCCGACCTTGATCTCGAAGCCGCCTCTTTCCTCGAGAGCCAGGCGTCACGCATCGAAGAGCTTGAGGCGGCGCTACGTGCAGCGTCGGAAGTGGTAGATGTGGCTGAGAAGCTGGCATCCTGCCGCGCAGACGACGATTGGATATGGAGCGTGCAAGAGATAGTGCGCGCAGCACTCGGAGGTAAGCCATGAAGCTGAGCCCCATCAGGTCCTATGTGCTCAAGCAATGGGAGTTCTCAGGCTGGGCGGCACCGATCGTCAAGCTGCAGACCCAAGCCGGGGGCACTCACATCCGCGCGCTGGTTCGTGCCGGCATGTTGGAGGCCGGTCCCTATGCCGACGAGTATCGCATCACCCCCGCCGGCCGCGCCGCCCTCAAAGCCGCGAGGGACGGAGCATGAGCGTTTCGCGACCTTTCACGCCGGACCAGGTGGCGGCAATCTGGGGGTGTTCCCCGAACCACGTCAGGAACCTAATCCACAGGGGGGAGCTGAGGGCTTTCCGTCTGGGCGCAAGGCTGTTCAGAATCCCAGCCGACGCAATCGGGGAGTATGAACAATGCCAAATGAGCCAGCAGAGCTTCGGATCGGTCGCCTCAAGGGACGATTTGTCGTCTCGTGGTGGGAGGGCGGAAGCCGCAAGCGCTATCGTCTTGACGCACAGTCGAGAACGGCAGCCCAGACAGAAGCGCTAGCAGTCTATCAACGCGAGACACTCGCCGCGAACGGCACAACCATTGAAACGTTGTGGGAAGCTTACCGGCAGGAGAAAGCTGGCCGGCGTGTGGCCGTGGCCATGGGCTTTGAGTGGAAGGCTATGCGGCCGTTTTTTGGGGCACTGCGCCCAGAAGACCTGACCATCGATATGTGCCGGCGTTATACCGCCGCCCGCCGTGATGCCGGGAAGCAAGACGGCACCATCTGGACGGAACTTGGGCACCTCCGCACGGTGCTGACGTGGGCACATACGCGCCGCCTAATCCCATTTGCCCCAGCAGTAGAGCGGCCTGCCAAACCGGCACCACAGGATCGCTGGCTGACGCGAGAAGAGTGCTCAAGATTGATCGAGGCGGCGCGCGAGCATCACGTAAAGCTTGCCATCATGCTCATGTTGGCAACAGCTGGACGTGTCAGCGCCATTCTCGAACTCACATGGGATCGGGTCGATTTCGAAAGGGGCATAGTCAATTTACGCACCACCGAGGGGACAACGCGCAAGGGCCGCGCCGCCGTTCCTATGAATGCCGGGCTGCGCGCAGCTCTAGCGCGTGCCGAGCATGGGGCGATGACCGATTACGTGGTCGAATGGGCCGGACAGCCTATCAAGCGCCTGCGTACAGGCTTCAACGCGGCAGTGGAGGCGGCGGGGCTCATGGATGTGTCTCCGCACGTTTTGCGCCACACTGCTGCTGTCCACCTGGCGGCCTCCGGCGTTCCGATGCAGAAAATCAGCCAATACCTCGGGCACAGCTCTACGGCGGTGACGGAGCGGGTCTATGCCCGATTTGCGCCGGATCACCTGCGCGCCGAGGCGGAGATTCTGGACTTCACCCAGCCCCTTCGGCTGATTGGTTAGGTTCACAGAACCCGCAAGCCGACCGCATGATGCGAGCTAAGTACTTGAAAAATATGGTGGGCCCACCAGGACTCGAACCTGGAACCAGACCGTTATGAGCAGCGGGTGCTCTGCCTAAACAGGCAGACTCCGGCGCATAGTGCCACTTTTGCAACGAACCTGGCGCAATCGGTTCATCAAGTGTTCCGTTTTTCAGGTTCAGCGAACCTGAGTGCCGACCGCACGTTCACGATTAACCCCCAGGCCAACGCCAGATCGAACGGAACCCCGTTCACCTGCCAGTGCTTCCCGCAATGCTCAAAGCAGATCGAGAGCGAGCCGTTGACCCTGTAGGGCGTCCAGTCCTTCACTGGCTTTCGGCAGGTCGGGCAGATTACGGCCCCTTCCATATCTGGAGCCCTTGATTGAACACCCAGATAGTGCCGCTCACGATGGCGAGAATTATCGCCCACCCTATCTTGGCGGCGACGCTATCGATGCCGATGCGGAGCCGGCGAAGGAATCGGAAATCCTCGCGCGCGGCGTCTTGGTGATCTGGGCCATCGAGGCGAAGGCCGGCATCGGCCAGTTCTTCGCGCATCACCTGCCGCAGCTGGTTCAACTGCTCTTGCGAAAACCCTCCGCTCATTGAGCACCTGAAAGTCGACGGGCGAGGTCTTCGTAATAGGTCACAAGGGCCTCCAAGTTTGCGCCGCAGCGAGTGAGGGCCACTCGGTCGCGCGCCCATAGGCGTTCCACGTCCGCACGGCTAAGGGCGGCGCCAGGGAGGTCTACGGGAGTGGTGCAGTGGGTGAGATCGGCGGGCAGCGGGCCGAGCGCGATCCCTGCCCTAGCGGATGGCGTTGAGGCGGCGCACGCTGTCAGCAGAGAGGCACATAGCGCCGCCATCAGGATCGGCAAAAGCCGCCTGGTCGATGGTCTGGAGAACATTGTCGAGTTCCTGAGATTTGGCGCTGAGCGCGTCGGCCGTCCGCATCAAGTCGCGGTTGGCTATGTCCACGGCCTTGCGGTTGGCAGCTTCCTGCGCAGCCATGCGGGCCTCGTAGTCGATGCGAGCGGCCTCGCGCCCCGCGCTTTGCCCTTGGGCGTAGGCGGAGACCACGATCACGAGGACGAAGAAAGCGGCGCCGAGGACAGCAATAGCCTTGAAGTTCATGCAAGGAGCCCCAGCAGGCACCACCTGCGCTCTTCGGCGCGGCGAGCGACGAGGCCGGGCAATTCGATGCCCTTGGCCCTCGTCCAGCGCGGCAGCTCATTGCAGGCGCCCATAATGTCGCCGGCATTGGCCTTCTTCACCAGCGTGGACGAGCAGAAGGCCCCGACCCCCACATTGTAGGAGAACGAGACGAAGGCGGCATAGGTGTAGGCCGGCACTTCTACCTTCAGGCACTTGTCGACGCCCTGGGAGAACTCGATCAACCGGTCGCCGAGAAGGTCGCGGCATTCGTCCGCCGTCTTCTTGTCCCCCATCTTCACGCCCTTGGTTTCGCCGAAGCAAATGGTTGGGATGCCGACCGGATCTCGGTATGCCGCAGTGCGCAGGCCTTCGAACCCAGCAACCATTGCCACGACGGCGGCGAATGCGGCGCTGCCTTTGGTCAGCCGCCTCATGGCTCGATCTCCGGATCATCCGCGCCCGTCGCCGGGGCCGATGGCAGGTTGTTCTGGACCAGGATGCGTGCCACCAGCGCGGCGGCCGAGCACAGGCCCGCCAAGGCGCCAAAGAGCCCGGACGGAACGGGGAACACGCCCTCGAAATACGGCAGGGCGACCTCAAGACCGGAAAGGATGCCGACAACGGCAAGGAGCCTTACACTCCATGCGCGCAACAGCACCTCTTTCCAATTGGAAAGAAGCTGCATGAAAACCTCGATGTTAGGGGAGCTAGCGCCGCCAGCGATCAGCGTGGCGGTAAGCTAGGAGGAGGAGTAAAGCGCACGGCGCCAACACTCCGAGCAGGAAGGCGATTAGGCTGGCCACCGCGCGTCGTCCGCATAATCGGCCGGGATGGGGTCCAGGGCCTTTATGGACCATGAGGCTGCGTAAACCGCCTGAATGCGACTAGCCACCTGGAGCCCCATCACAACCAAATCATCGGGCGTCAGGGCATGGCTGTTGTTGTCGAAATCGCGGAACTCGGTCGTTTGCGATGAGCCGGCTGCCTTGAGGTACTGGCCGACGCTAGCCAACCCTTGGAGATTTCTCTGCGCGGCGGCGTCCATGTTGATGGCGATGGGGCCCACAGACACGCTTACAGTTAGGGGCGCTGCGATGCGGCGCTCGCGTTCGGCGTCGATAAGCGCGGCATCAGGTGGCGGCAATTCTGGAGGCGCCGGGGGATGGAGCGCGCCGTCGCTATAGAGCCAGCCAATCTGCCCCTGCTCATCGGCCACCCAAATATCTCCTGGGGAGGCCCAGCCTTCCGGCATTTCGCCATCGAATACTGCGACATTGACCACAATGCCGCCTTCCACCTTGCAATAGTGCATGGCCTCACTCCGAGCAGAATTCAGTCACGATTACGCAGCCGCCACCGCCGGCACTGCCGCTCGCGCTTGTGGTGCCGTTGATGATCAAACCGCCGCCGCCTCCACACCCGTATCCGAGCGGGGCTTCTCCACTGGTTGAGGTGATAGTGAGAACACCACGCGCGCCAGTGCCGAACTTGGAGCTTCCGCCGCGCCCGGTGATGTAACTGTTGTTCGTTGCGTGAGGCATGCCGACGCCAGAGAACCCAGGCTCGCCAGGCACAGTAAAATCACCAGTGCCAGACCCGCCGCCAAGCGGCGCGGTGCCCGGGGAGCCCGCAGCCGCGAATGCCCCACCGCCGCCGCCCTTCCCGACGCAGAGGGAACCAAGTGATGAATCGCCGCCAGCGCCGCCAGCGTTGGAGCCTACCCCTCCAGCGCCACCTGAGCCGATAGTTACGGTCTGGGAAGTGCCTACCTGCGCCCTGGTGAGGGCCTTGTTGGCACAAGATCCGGCCCCGCCGCCGGCCCCGCCAAATGTGAAGCCAGTCGAACCCGTAGCACCGCCCCCGCCACCGCCTCCGCCCTGAGCCTCCACAAGGCAAAACACCATCTTGGCATGAGGGGTATAGGTGCCGGAGGCGATGAATGTCTGCCTGCGGATCACCCTCGCAGGCAGACTATCTGCGCGTTGATACGATAGGCAACGCCAATTGCCGGAACCTTCCGAAACGAACAGCGCGGTGTCGCCGGCCCCAGTAGCGATGTTGGAGGCTCCGGGAAGGATCAGGCTCGTGCCGTTGTGCGTCAGCGTCAGGGCCCCATCAAAAACGACCTCCCTCACGATCCCCGCAGCAGCCGTGCCGAGTGAGGTGATGGTCGTCGTGCCAGTAATGTGAAGATTGCGGCCAGACGCGCCGCCAATGTCCGTTGTCGATGCCGAAGCTACACTTGATGCCTGCTTGCTAAGCGCATCGTAAGCCGCCGCAGCGGTTGTGGCGCCCGTTCCGCCAGCGGTAACCGGCCTGGCGGCGTTCGCATCTACGGTCAGGTCGTTGACTAGAGCATTGTGGAGCGAGGACAGAATAGTGGTGTTCGGGGTAGCTTCATTGCTCCCCGGCGGCGGCGAGTAGACGCCGCTTCCGTCACGAGGCATGGGTGATCTCCTAGACGAGAGAACGGGCTACGCCGTCCGATGTGCGGTTGCCGAAGTCGCGAGGGCCATTCTGCCCACGAACACCGGCGGCACCGATGAGCGCGGGCGCGGATGCAGCGCGCATGATGGGCTGGTTGTTGCCGGTCGCATTGAGCCAGGCGGCACTACGCTGGGTGATGGGGTTCATGAGCCCGCTCTGCCCCTGAATAGGTGTGGCGCTGTTTCGGAAGGCCAACGCCAGCAATTGGCTGGGGTTGATCCGCTTCATGATCTCAGCCTTGGCGTCCACGTTTCTGGCTGCATGCATCACGGGGGCGACCTGCTGGCCAATGCTGTCGATCCCCTGCTTCGCGCCATCCCATAGCGCAGACAAAAGCCCCGGCTGCCTGGGTTGAGTGGCGCCTGAAATTGCTCCAACCGCAGAATTGCCCAGGTTAGCGGCATAGGCGCGGGCAAACGCATTTGAGCCTATGCCCTGCTCGATCCCACCGGGCAGAGAGGTCCATTGGTTGCGCAGTGATGCCGGCACCCGAGAAAGGTCGCCAGCTTCCAGATCACTCTCCAGACTGCGACCTGTATCGCGTCGGTATTCGTCCTTTGCGAGCTCCCATGCCACCGCATCCTGCGACGATGGGGAGAAGTCGGATACGCCAGCTTTGGGCGCGTAGGCGTCCCATGTCGAGGCGAGAAACTGGTACTTGCCTGCCGCGCTCGACTTCTTCCCTTCATTGGGGCCGGACTTGATTGTCACGTATTCCCTAGGATGGTCGGAATAGTCGGTCAGGCGGCCTCCCCCATAGAGGATGTCGTAATTTCCCTTGCTCTCGGGGCCAGCGATGGTTTCGAGCAGCGCGCGTGCCACCGGTGACAAATCAGCCATTGCCTACCTCAAAGAAAAGCCCCGCCTTGCGGGCGGGGCGTGGACTCTGTTTTAGCGATCTGGTTTTCTAAGCGGGGAGCTTGGGGGAGAATTCCAGTGTCACAGCGATTTTTGCCGCCGCTAGAAGCCGATGTTCACTATCGAGTGGCGGACTTCCAATATTTCGAATTCGGCCATCGCGCGCTTCGCCAGGCGGCAGCAGGCGAAGACACCAGTATTCTTCACCTTCATCTGAAAAACAGGACCAGACTTGATCTACCAGTATCGGATGAGGCGTTTGAACATCTACTGGTGACGCTGATGGAGGCATTCCCAAACGCGGCCAAAAAGCACGCAAAGCAGAAGTGGCCGAACGGACTGTGAACATGGTAAAGCCTTCCTATGCTGATCTAGAAGCCAAGGGTGACGACGCCGTTTGGCTGAACCTGTCCAGAAACAGATACAATATTGATCAGCGTCACCTTGCCGAACACTGGCTTCACCGCAAGGAACGAGAGCGCGATTCTGCCCGCGATGCGTCCAATGACGCGACTGCGGCGCTTGCTCGACGTGCAAACAGGATTGCTACAGCTGCGGCGATTATTGCCACGATCTGCACAGTAATAACTACCGTCGTAAGCGTCATGGCTTACCTCAAGGGTTAGTGGTAAAAGGGCGGAATGAAGCAAATCGACCTTGAGCCAAAGAACTACAGGATAGTGGGGATACGGCGCCCTAAGCGTCGGTTGCAGAATGGAGCGATGCTCTGGGTCGCCACTTTCTGTGGCATCTGGGCTGCGTCGGTGCTCTGGATATGCCGCTATTACATCCATGGCGAGGATGCTTTTGTAGCTGCGGCCATCACCTTTGCCCCTGCTTTGGTTTTCATGCTGTACGCGGTCTTGACCGACCCGAGCTAGCGCCCGTCCGGTTGCGACACCATGAGCGCGCGCACGATCTCCTTGTAGGGGGACGGGGCGACCATTGCGCGCTGCCTCCCGGTGAGAGCCTGCAGCATGTCGGAATCGCCCGAGCGGGCTAATAGGGCGTCGGCGACAGCTGCGTTGGTTGCGGAGCGCCGAGCACTGAATGCTCCACCAAGAAGAGCATCACCTACGCCAGAGAGCGCAGACCCAGGCTTGAAATCCAGCAAATTTCGCAGAACTCCTGGCTGAGACTGCTTACCTTGGATTTCGTCCTGCGCCGCCTTGAGAACTTGGGTTCGCGAACCGGAAAGCGCCTGGTTCGCCGTCTCCGCGTACTTTATTTCGCGATCGATGATAGCCAGGAGCCGATCGGCCTTTTCAGGTCCGAAAACAGCTACTAGTTTTTCCCTGTTCCAGTCGCCCTCGCCGCCAACCGCCCGCCTTAGGGCTTGGAGATCGTTGGCTTTAGTTCCAACCAGCCTGTCAATCTCCGCGCGGACGCCCTGACTTAGCCGAAATGGGACCGCCGAAGGACCGACCATATTTCTGGATGGCACCGCACCGCTAACCATCGACTCTACGACCTCCGATGGTCGCAGGGCATCCTTGTCAGTACCCAAGACCGCCGCGCCGCTATCTAGTGCTTCGTTCTGCCTGGCGAGCTCCGCATATCGTGCGTCCACATCCTTTAGGCCTGGGACAGCGCCGGCAAGTGCATCGTCAACTTGCTTGCGCACTAGAGACAATTGCCGCACAACTTTGGGGTTCGTCTCGCTTTTCATCAAGCCGTCTATGGCTTCACGCGTCGAAAACAGCGTCCTGGGATTGGGGTCGAGCACGTCCTCGCCAACCACGTTGAGCATACGCCGTACGTCAGCTACGGCCTTCTGCTGCGGGCCTCGAAGGTTAACGGCAAGCGCATCGAGATTGGCGGCAATGTCCGCTGTATCGACGGCCAAAGCGTCGTTGAAAGCGTCGTCGTAGTATGGGCCGAGGGCTGCCTTGTTTTCGCTTATCCCGGCAGCTACTCGCGATGGGATAGGGGCAGCCCCGAGAGCTTCATTAACGCCGGCCAAGATGCGCCCGTTAGCGCGTTGCTGGCGTCCAGCGAGGGCGTCCACGACGGCCTTCTGCCCTGCTCCTGGCATTGTCGCCACTGCTGCCGTCTGCTTCTGGAGGCGCGGGCCGAGATCGCCGACCATCGCGTCCGGTCCGAGCTGGGCCAGCCTGGACGGCAGTTCCCCGACCGGGATCTGGTCTTGCGCCAGCCCGCGCAAGACGATCCGTCGCGCCGCTCCCGGCAGCACTTCGCGCCCAGCCGCTGTTATAGGCTTTGACAGTAGCGGCGCCCCTGGCAGAGCAACCCCAGAAACGCCAAGAGCATCGCCGATCAGATCGTTGGTAATCGTTGTTGGCCGCCCTGTTTCAGGGTCGATCTCCATGCCATAGCCACCGGTACGCGCTTTCTCGGGGGCCTGGAACGCATTCCCAAGGTCGATAGCGACTTGAGGTACAGCCAGCCGTCTTTCTCCAGTAAGCTTGTTGACCTCGACAGGGAGCAAGGTTCCTCGCTCCCATGCATTCCCCTCGGCGGCGGCGCGATATTTTTCCCACGGCTGGGCAACCTGACGCTGGTACTTTTCCCAAGGGCCGGCCATTACTGCACGCGCTCCCAATTTTTCTCATCAGACGGGTCGCCACCCTTGAACCGATACCCCCCCTCAATGGTCCCAGGCGCTGGAGCGGCCGTATCAAAGATGTCGGGGTTGGCGGCACTTTGCCCGGCACTTGCGGGCGACGGGGCGGCAGCAGGCGCTACGCCGGCCGCGTCTCCGGCAGGCGCAGTAGCAGGCGACCATTGGTCATATGCGCCGAAGTCCGGGATGATGTCCGCAGGGTTGATTTTATAGCGGTCGGCGATCCCCTTATACATCTGGGTGTCTTGATTGTAGGCCTGCTCATAGCCCTGGGTCCGGCCAAAGGCCTCAGTTAGGATGGCATGCCTAGTTTCCGGAGACAGTTTCGCCCCGCCGTTCAACGAGTTGATGGCACCGAGAAGCCAATCAGGCAGCGAAGCCGTATTGTTCACCATGACCATTTCGCCCTCTCGGACTACTGAACCGGGGTCCATGATCTTGCCGAGACCGTACACAAGGTTCAGATCGGACGCCTTGGAGTCTCGCCCCGCCGTCTCAACCATCGACCGGTAGATTGGAAGTGCCTGGGCAAAGTTCTTGTAGGAAGGGAGCCCCTGGATTTCCTTGCGGACGGAGGATGTATCGCCGAAGTCCACTGCCGGCTGCGCCCCATTCTGTGGAGCGGATATCCATTCGCCCGTACTCGGGTCATACAACTGGCCACCACCAGCATTGATGATGTTTTGCCCCTTGCTGCCCTGCCGGCTATCAAACAGGGGCTGATAGGTATCGGGATCGAGCAGCACTCCGCCGACCTCGATTGGCTTCTTTGCAGCGTCGGGGGCGTCGAAGAAGAGGCTGGGAGCCGAGTTCGGGTCGTTCTGGTTATAGCGGTAGATGTCGCCGTTGCTCTCGAAGGTCTGATAGTCAGGCTGCGACTTCGCGTAGAGCGCCTGGGCGACAGCCTGCTGCTGCGGGCTGGCCCATTCGTTCCCAAGCACGTTGAGGTAGGCATCGCCGTTGCCGCTGGCCTGGGCCTCGGCAAGCGCCTGCGCCACAGCCTCGCGCCCGGCGGTTTCCGCTTCGTTTGCCCTATCCATCTGAGAGCGATAGAGGAGAGCCTCCCCGATACGGTTCAGGCCCTCGCCAACATCTTTCGGGGCTGCGTTGCGAGCGGCAAGCGCCGCCGAGACCTGGCGAAGTTGCGCGACCTGCTGAGGCGAGAGCTTTTCGCCGCCCTGCCCCCAGACGAATGGAGAAAGTGCCATTTACGCCGCCTTTCGCTGGCCGAGTTGCAGCAGGCCACCATAATTGACCATGCGCTTGCCGCTCGGGTGCCTCGCCACCAATTCGGGGTGCTTCTTCTCGACATCCTGGGCAATGACCCCGACATCTGGGCGCCCGCTTCCCTTCCACCGGAAGGTCTTTACCGGGACCCCGGCTACCCGCTCGCCGGTGTCTTCGATGTCGGTTTTGAGCGTCTTGTCCGAGAAGGCCATGAGCGCAGACGAGCCCAGCCCAAACAGCCCGCCGAGCAAGCTATTATTGCTCTGCTGCTGCTGATTGTAGGCGTTCATCTGGTTGGCATAGGCATTCTGCGTGATGCCGGCGACATCCGTCCCCGCCAGCCCCGTCTGCGGCGTTGCCGCATAGGAAGGCGTCTGCACCTGCGTGCCGCTGGCAAGGCCGATGATCTCGTTAAGCGGCTGATTTCGTTCGAGCAGGGCTTCTTGCACAGCCTGGTTGCGTCCATTCAGCAGGAGCTGGTTGCGCGCGTCGTTCTCAGACTGGTTCACGAGCTCCATGGCCCGATCATAGGCGGTCGAGCCGATCTTGATGCCCTGGTTGCTCAGCCGCGCAATCTCGGCCTCGCGTGTCCGCTGCAACTGCGGGTCGAGCCGCTTGCTCCCCAGTTCCATGAGGCGCGCTTCGGTCGCGTCATTGTTGAGGCTGAATGGGGTCGAGAGCAGGCTATCAAGCCGCTGCGACTGGTTTTGGGCCGTGTTGGCAAGGTTCTGCTGGGTTTTGACGCCCGTGCTGTAGAGCGCCTGTTGTTCCGGGCTCAGCGTGGTGGTTTGCGTCATCTTGGGCAGAGTATAGGTCTGCCCGGTCGAGGGGTCCGTGAACTGATAGGTGCCGTTCTGCGAATACGTGACGCTTCCCTGCGGCCCGTACTGGTTGACTGCATTGAGCTGCTGTTGCGCGACTGCGGTGGAAACGTTCGATCCGGTCTGCGCCGCTGCCGTGGCAGTGGGGGATGGCGCCTGAGGCGCGCTGCCGCCTTTGTTCATTTCCGGTGCCTCTCAAAGGAAGTTTCGCGCCATTGGTCGTCGGTCAGAGTGAAGATGAAGCCATCCTCATCCCGCCCCCACATCCTGGGGATTCGGTGCTCGTTGAAGCCGTAGCGCCGGGCAATCCTCACCATGCGCTCATTGCCCGCTTTCACGCGCAGGTAGAGCATCTGGCAGCCGCAACGCTCGAATGGATAAGCAAAGATGGCGTGCAGCGTGGTACGCGTGAGCCAGCGGGGCGATGTCGCCGCCGTGGTCAATTCGATCACCCCTGCCTCTGGGTTGTAGTTGTGGAAGACCGTGCCGCCGATCAACACGCCATCGTTGACAAACCCAATGGCCCGCACGTTCCCAAAGGGCTGACAGCCCTCGATGTGCCGCTGCACGAAGTCCGCAACGGCATCATCGAACCCAAACGCCATTTCGATCACACCACTAGACCTCCCGGCCGATGGGTCACCTCGAACATGACCAATTCAGCAGAAGGGGCGGCCTCCGAACCTGATACAATCTGGAGCACGGGCGCATGAGCGAACCCGCTCTTGCCGACAGAAACCCAGTAGGTTTGCACCGTATAGGCGATGAGCCCTGTATCCCACTTCGCCACGTCCCATAGGCCGGCGTCCCATTCGCCCGGGCTGCCGGAGACAACCGCCGCACTTGGATAGGGTGGTAGGTCGATTTCGTAGTTGGTCGTAACCGTGATCTGCGGGTTAAATTCGGCCGTGGTGCGAAAGATCGCTCGCGCCTGCAAGACCGTTGTGTACTGCCCAACCCCGGCGAGGTGTTCATTCTGCCCGACATAGAGGTAATAGATCAGGGCGCCGTCGTCGGTACCCGTGATCTCCATTTCGACCAGGCGGCCGTCGTTGGTGCCGAAATAACCTCGGTCATCATGGAGAACCAGGCAGCGGGTGTTCCACCCCTTGATCTTCGACCACGCCCCAGTTTCGAGGTTCACCGCAAAGCAGATTGGCGGGGTCACCGTCTCTTCCGCCGTCACCGGGCACGACACTATCGCAATGTTCTGGCTCGGCCACTTGATCATTTCCCAAGGGAGGTTGCGGCGCTCCCGCGCCTCCTTCACCCAATCGGGCTGTATGTTCCGAGATACGGCCGCCAGCGCCAGCGCGCCGGGGTCTTTGCTGATAATGGCCGAAAGCGGAATAATGCCGATCTGCGTCAGGATGAGCAGGTCGCCGCCGACCTTGATGGACGCATTCTTGCCCATCGGGGGCGCCGCGAAGTAGAGCCCCACGATCCCCCAGCCTGACGTATCGCTTGGGTCGCCCTGATAGATCGCGACTTCACCCTCCGTCGAAACGAAGGCAATCTTGTCGTCCAGGCCGGCGCCGGTATCGAGCGACCACGTAGCGGTGAATAGCAGGGAGCCGCCCCGCTGGAACACGCCGGACAAGGAAACCTGGGAGGCCGTTCCGGCAATGCTGTCGGTCGGCAGATACCATGCGTTCATGGTGCCGCCCTCGGTCAGCCAAAGGCGGTTCCGGTAAACGTTGAGATGCGAAATGCTGTCGCTGGCAACCCCATTGAGTTGGCCCGGCGAAGACCCGGAGACCAAAGCTGACCATGAACTGGCGACGTAGAGCTGAATCTCATCGGTGCCATTGGCGCAGGGCATGAAATAGCCGCCCGGCGTGGCGAAGTTCACATAGCTGTAGTAGCTCGTCGCCTGCCCGGTCACGTCGGGCGGCGGCGGGGTGCTGTGGCTGCCTGGGGTGGTCAACTCCACGATATTGCCGTCGGCGCCGGCAAACACCTTGCGGGTGATGCCGCCCACATAGGCCATGGCGCTTTCCAGCGGCAAGTCCGTTGCCGCAGTGCCATGCGTCTTGCTGCCACGCCGCATGCGCAGCCCGGTGGAAGTCGGCAGGAAGTTCTCGCACACTTGCGCCGATCCAGCCGGTGCCGCCGCCAGGTTGGCTGCGCTAATCCAGCCTTTGGTCGGCGCCACGAACGGCTTCTGCTGCGGTCTCTGCCCCTGCATGCGCTGGGGCGCGCGCCGTGCTCCCGGGCGCAGCATCAGGGGATAGCCCCCGAGATGGTACCGGGCCATGCCACATTGGGCTGCCGCCATGTCACCGGCGGGCGCCCGCTCAGTGTTGGCTTGCTCCCTCCATCCTTATCCATGAGACCGGCCAGCTCGATGTTATAGAGGGCGAGGTCCTCATCATAGGGCTGAGACTTTTGCGCCTTCCACTTCACGACGGTGCCGAGAGCGAGGAGTTTTTCGGAAAGCCGGAAGCTGTCGTCGTCGGCCGAGAAGGCATCCTTGTTGCTGCCGCCAGACGAGGACACGATCAAGTTGGAGAGATAGAAGAACTTGGCCGTGTCCCCATTTGCCATCGTGTCGAGGATGTGGAATTGGCCGCCGTAAATCGTCCAGGAACCGGTGATCTGGGTGTAGGGCAGCGTCAGGAGCTCCAGCCAGCGGTTGGTGTCCACGACATGGGCCATTTCCCATAGATACCGACTGGACCATACGCTTGCGGTGGTCAGCATTCGATCGTAGTCGCTCGGCAGCGTAAAACCCGTCGCGGCGCCGTCGCCTGTGATCGTATGCAGGGTCTTGAGCAGCTGCCAGTCGAAGACGGTCGCGATGTCGTCGGCCGTCTCCTTGATGAACAGCCGCAGTTCGACCATTTCCCGCGACGTGGCCGCAAAGAGTTGCGACGGGACGGTGATCCCGATTTTCGGCGCCACATCCTTGGCCACGTCGAGGACCGTCATTTTAGGCGGCTTCCTGGTTCAGCAGCTCGCGCAGCTTCGAAGCGCCGGCGCGGTGATGGTAGGGGATACCCCTCGCGTCTAGCTCGGCGCGCAGTTGCGCGACTTCCTCGCCGTCTTCCGCTGCGACCGGAGCCGACATGCCGGAACGGAGCATTTCCTCCATGGCTGCCATCCTCTCCTGCATTTCCGCGATAAGCTTGTCCTTGGCAGCCTCGCGTTCGGCTGCGGCAGTGGCGCCGGAGTTTTCGAGGTAGATCTTGGCCAGGTCCTGGAGTTCGCGAACGTTGGGGAGCCGAACCCTCCCGCGCACGCCATCGGACATATCGCGGACTTGTTCGACCGTGCGTACACCCGCCAGGCGGAAGATTTCGGCCTGCTCGTTGGTGATGCCGGGCCAGGCGGCAAGTGGCGTTCCGTTAAGCGGCAGTTCCCGGCCTTCTTTCCATGCGGCGTAGGCCGGCTCGATCTCCGACCAGATGGCTGACATATGCTGCGCTTTCATGCCGGCGAGTTCGCTGTCGTCCTGCCCCTCGACATGCTTGATGTTCGCGGGGTTGAGGCGGTCAACCCGCTCGGTATTCCCCATGGACTGGGGGGCATGCAGCGGGACCCAGGAAACCCAGTCGACGGGCACAAGCTCGCCATCGGGTCCCTTGCTGTACTTCTCGACAAAACCTGTGATCAGAATGGAAGGCATCGACGCTTCTCCGTTTGGAAGGTGGGAAAAGAAAAGGCCCCGCACTTAGTGCGGGGCCTCGGGGTTGCTATGGGCGTCCGCGTTACGGGCAGGTGATGAAAACGATCTTGGCCGACGCATCCACGGCGATAGCCGCAATGTGATCGGTGACAAGGGCGGAGACATCGAGCGTGCCGTCCGTAGAGCCCACAGGGGTGAGCGCGTTGCCGTCAGCACCAGCCGTCAGCGAGGTGTTGAGGGTGGCTTCGCCACGGGTCTGAATCCAGCAATACTCGCCAGACGCCGGAGCGGCCAGGAGCATGCCGGCACCGACCCCGGCGCTGTCGGAAAGGTCAGAGGTCACCTCTGTGGTGGCCCCTGCCGACGTGCCGGACGGCGCGTAGTAGTAAGTGAAGTTGTTGGCAACGGCGGCCACGGAACCCGCGCCGCCGTTGTACTTCACGAACCGGTATTCCTTGCCGGAGTTGTCGACGTAGCGGTCGCCAATCCCGGGCACCTTGCCCGAGTTGGCGCCGGTCAGGTCGGCGGCGGTATAGGTCTGCGTGAGGCTTGCGCCGATAAAAGCGGTCATTTCGGTTTCTCCTTACGCCGCGTCGATCAGGACGCCCTGGAGGGACCGGTTGGTGACGGCGAAATAGCCCATCCAGTACATCGGCACGACCACCGCGTCCTGGTTGATGGGCTTCTTCTCGTCGTCGGGGGTCCACTGGGCTTCGCTGTGCTGGACCAGGTAGAGATAGTCCGTGTTCAGGAAGTAGGCCTTCTCGGCCGTGGTGGTGAAGTTGGTGTTGTCATCGAAGATGACTTCGGCGCCCTTGTACATCAGGCCGCCGAAACCGACTTCGCCTTCCTTGGCGCTCGTGTAACGCATGTTCTGCTGCAGCGAGCCTTCGAACACCGTGTAGATGTCGTGGGACGACACGATGAGGTCGGGCTTGTCGGCGCCGCGAACGAGCGGGAGCCACATGGCGTTGAACTCGCCCTGGATGGTCGTGGTCGAGTACGCGTTGGTTCCGGCCATTTCGCGGAACTTGTTCCGCCAGAAGGTCCAGGTGCCCGAGTTGATGCCGCCGACAGTGCCCTGCCCGTTCGTCTGAATGACGTTGGCCAGGCCGCCGATCTGGTTGGACAGCGAGCCGTCCGAATAGAGATCGATGGAGAAGTTGTTGGCGGCGGTCTTGAGGGCGTTCGCCTTGCGGGTCTTGACCAGGTTGATCATCCGCTCCTTGCCGTTGTTCTGGCGAAGTTCGCGGCCCGAGGCGGTGACGTGAATGGCCACCTGCGCCCAGTCGTACTTGGCGGAGGTGATCACGTCCGACGCGTTGGTGTTCAGCGTGTCGTAGCCGGCATAGCGGGTGTAGGTGGAGTTTTCCGCGTATTCCAGCGGCTCCTGGGCTTCGTAACCGCCGGAGACGGTCTTGATCTTGCCCTTCTGCTTGAGCTTGCGCAGAAGCGCGTTGTGCTTGGAAACGTTGTCGGTGACTTCCGTGGCCGAGTGGCGCAGGGTCGTGGACACCATTTCCGTAAAGACGGAAGATGGAGTGGGCATAGTTTATGCCTTTCTGGATTTTTCCCAGATGGCCGAAAGCTCGTCGTCCAAGGACGGCTCGCGCGCCTTTCCGGAAGATGTTGAGGTGACATTGACGCTCGAAGCGCGCTTTGCCGCCTCGGCCTTCCTGGCATCGTCTGCGGCGGCCCTGGGGGCGGCCTGCGTCTGCGCTCGAAGGGCGGGGTCGGCCTCGACGGCCATGGTGTAGGCTTTGTCGAGGACAGCCAGCCGGCCGGCCCCTTCGCCTAGTTGCGCCTTTGCTTTGTGGATGAAGAACGGCAGGTCGCTAACGACGTGGTTCCACAGCGGCTTCTCCGAAGCGAAGCGGCTGATCTCCTTGTCGGTCTCTCTCTGCTCCAGCACCTGCTCGATCTTTGCGGGGCTCTGCATTCCGGCAATGGTTTGCTTGAGCTCGGCAATCTCGCGCAGGAGAACCTGTTGTTCGGCGGGAACCGCCTGAACCTGACCACCGAACATCTTCGCGAGCTCTTCGCGCAGATTGTAGGTGTCAGCGATGGAAAGCAGCGTCGGCAGTGGATCCCTGTCCATTGCACGCTGGATATTGGCCAGGTAGCGAACCCCGTCGGCCGGCGAAATGCTCTGGCCGTTTATGGTGAGGTTGCCGTTGAAGTATTCCGCGAACTCGCCGGCGGCTTCCTGGAGCGGCTTGAACCGGCTGATCTGCTGCCCCATGTCCGTCATACGGGAATGCAGCTCGTTCGAGCGCTCTGTGAGTTTTTGCTGGAGTTCCGGGGAGAGCGTCGACCATTCAGCATCAAGGCTGTTCAGCAGCCGGTTGGCGGGGAGAGGGACATCAACGGGCGTCGAACCGTCCAGCTGCCCCTCTCCCTTCTCACCTTCCAGTGAGGGCGTATCCGCCACCTGCTGGGCAGGATTGGCGGGTTCATCCACGGGTTCCGGGTTGGGGCTGACGAACTTGCCATTGTCGCCCCTGTCGGCGCCGTTGGTCACATTGGCCCGGTCCCAGATGCTATCCAGTTCCGCATCAAGATTGCTGCTGCCGCCCGGATCGAGGGCGGGCGTTTCCGTGGTCGTGGTGATTTGCTCAAGAGCTTCGACGCCGCTCATGATGGTTCCTTCTGTTTGATCGAGGAGTCGTAGTCGCGGTACTCGTCCGAGACCTGGAGCCCGCGCTTTTCAGTGAAAGTGCGGTTGCGGAGCTTCCCCTTGGTGGGGCTTTCCGATGGCTCGAGGATGCGGCAGCCAGAGGCCGCCAGGTCGTATCGGTGCTCGGCCCGGTTCGTGATGGGCTTGCCCGTCGCGGGGCTTATGAAGGGCTCGAACTGCTCAACCACGATCTGGGGCAGGCAAATGCCATCCCGCTCCGGAATAGGCATTCGTCCGCCCGTCGATGGATCGATGAAGCCTTTTTCACTCCACACGTATCTGGCCATGGGTCTATTCCGGCACGTATTGGTCGCCATTCTCGTCGAGCAGGACGACCGGGGGAGAATTGTCGGCCAATGTGATCGGCTTGGCTTGTTTCCCGCTGCCGACGACAACCATCGTTGGAGCGCCGGATGCAACTTGGGTGCGCGGAGGAGCGCCAGAGGCGACCACCACACACGGCGGATTGTTGGGCATATCGGGGTTTCCTAGGCTGCTAGGAGCAGGACAAGGAGTTCTTCTTCCTCTGCCTGCCGTTGGGTCTCATAGGCCTGGATGGCCTGAACCAGTTCGACGAGTCTTGAGCGGGTACGGCTCGAATTCTTGCTCGGCACCTTTGCTGCGGCGGCTACAACGGCCTTAGGCAGCACTTCCGGAACCGGGATATGCATTGCCTCGATAGCGGCCTCAGCAATGCCGTTAGCCCTGTTATAGGCCTCACCTAGCAATGCCGCGTTTTCGGTCTCTTCCCGAATTGCTGCCTCAATGGCCCGCAATTCGGCATCACGTTGACGCTTGGTCTGTCGGTCTATCCGCCTGATCGATGGACATCTGCGTCGTTGCGGCCTGTGCCATCGTAGAGACACCGATCTTGGCGATTTCAGCCTTGAGTTTGGTCAACTCAAGTTCGCCCTTCTGCATCTCCATGGCGTGGGTCTGGCGATCTGCCTCCAGCTTGGCATTTGTCTGGGCAATCGTGGCCTGTGCATCGAGGCGTCGTTGCTCGATGTCGGCATTGACCTTCGCAATATCGGCCTGGGACTTGGCCTCTATGGTCTTGAGCTGAACGCTGGCTAGCGCCTGATCTGTCTGCGCCTTGGCTGCGGCGACCTGGGCGGATGCCTGCGCCTTCTGCTGCTCAAGCTGGGCCTTGACCATTTCAGGGTCGGGCTTTTCCTGCTTGGGCTGAGCGGCCTTTTCCTTGGCATTGGCGATCTCACGCTCCAGGGCATCCTCGGTGGACTTACCGAGCGTGAACAGTCGAGCCGTGGCGGCATAGATTTCTAGGGCGCCTTCCTGGCTGATAACGCCAGTCTCCACCATCGGCGCGACACCCTGGAAGTAGGCAGCCGTGCCTTGCAGGAACTCCGCCTGTTCCGCCTTCTTCTGCGTCAGGTCAGCGCGAACCGTGGAATCGCTCTCCACATCGACGCGGTAGTATTTCGCCACGTTGTCGTTCAGGAGCTTGTTGACTGCGGCCAGGTGCGCCAGCTTGGCCTGCCTGGCTTCCTCGGCCTGCCGCGCCTGAGCCAGAGCCTGCTGGTATTGCTGCATTGCCGTCTGCGGGTCTTCGCCGGGCCGCGCCATCGGCTGCGGCGGCATCGGAACGGGCATTTGTTCCTGCGGCGTGGGCAACAGCTGCACGCCCGTCATGTCCTGCAAGGTCTGCGCCGAGAACTTGGCCGGCATGATTTCGGCCATCATGACGAAGAGGTCGCGCGCTGCGCGTTCCATCATGCGCTGCATCTTCTGAATGCGCAGAGAACCCCACTGGCTCTTGATGTTCTGAGCCGTTGCGGTTTCAGACGCCATGGTGGCACCGCGCACGATGTCGCTGATACCAGTAATCTCGTAGATAGCCTGTTTGGTCTGTTCGCGGTTGGTGTAAAGCTCCTTGAGCACCACGACGAACTTTTCAATGGGCCAGAAGGCTACGGCATTATCGACGCCACCGTTTTGCGCCCAGAGTTCCGCATCAGCTATCGGTACGAAATCCGTATCGTCGGCCTCAAGAATATTGGCCATATCGGTAGCACTGCCACCGTACCAGCCCTTAACACGCATCTGCTTGGTGATGGTGTTGATGCGGCGGGTCGTCGTGTCCAACTCATCGGCCAGCTTCTTGTAGATGGAAAACGAGTTGACCGGCATCAGGCGGCCCGTCACCTCAATGGGCTGCATTGGTGTGCAGGTCGGGAAGAACCCAGACCAGCCCAGAGGATCATCAACGATCTTAAGCTGCTTCCCCGTATTTTCCTCGATGAAATGAACCTTATGGGATTTCCGGCACCAGACTTCCCATACGATCACATCGTTGTCGGTTTCGCCCTTTTCGAGTTTGTCCTCGGGAAGCGTCTGTGCATCGGAGATGGCATTGTCAGCAAAGGCCTCGATATCCTCCATCGGGATAGAGTGCCTGAATGCCTCCCAAGGCCGATCTGCCCACCGCTTAGCCGGCCCATGGCGATAATCACGCCAGCTTACGGCTTCGAAGCAGATGCTTTCGTTGCGGACAACATTTTCGGATCGATTTCCAACACCCATTCCAGACCCGGGATCGTCTCCGTAGCCCTCTTCCCCAATATTTCGAAGGGAGCGTTCCCCACTGCCAGGAACGGAATCGATAGCTTCTTCGGCGAGTTCGTGCAGTTGGTCATTATCAACCTCTCCATCCACGTCAGCCTTGAAGCGCAGGCGCACGATGCCACGCCCCGCCAGGAATGCATCCTGCGCAGCAGACTCCATCTCGACCTGGAGGCGGCTGTCATCCACCTGGATGCGGATCGCGCGCTCCAGCAGCTCGCTGACATCCTTGGCTGCCGGGTCGTCATCGGCAAAGCGCCGGCGAATGTCAGGCTGCGGCGGGCTATTGATGATCGCCGGGACAATCGTCTCGACGTTCGAGAACAGGATATTGAAATCGTAGGCGGTCGTATCGCCGGAGCTGTTGCGCTCACCTGTATAGGCAGATACAGCCTTCTCGGCATCGTCCATCCAGCTCTTTTCGAGCTTTCCGGCGGCCACGATGCGCTCAATCCACCTGCGGCCCTCACGGCGCAAGGCTTCACCGTCCGGCTTGCGCCGTTCGCTGGATAGGTATTCAGCCATGAGGGGTGCTTACCTTGCTTCTCTGCGACGGCGACGAACCATAGCGTCAACGGCCTGCTTGACCGACATATTGCCCTGGATACTGCCATCCGGACGCGCGACATAAGCCAATTCAGTCGGCTTCTTGACCGGAGGCGCGTGTTTGATCTGATGCCGCCACGCCAGCCCCAGGTAGCGCCACGACGAACCAATGTGCTCAGCCCAATCCTTGACAGGGTTCTCCCGGAAGGTCTTGAGCTCGTCGTCCCATTCCCGGCGGTAGTTCTTGAGTCCTTCTATGCCCAGCTCACAGCGCGCAGCATCGAAGTCGGCAACCTTGATGGCCTCACGCCCGGCGTGGATGCCCTCGGCTACTGCAACACGCTTGACCAGCTTGGGGTTACGCTTGGCCTGCTTGAGCAAGTCCCAGCGCGTATGTTTGGCGCCCCAGATGAATTCGAGCACATCATCTGGAACGTAATCGTTTCCGTGGTAGCCCTTGTCATTGAGCCACTTGATCCAATCGGTCAGATCGTCGCTTTCGGGCCGGTAGAAGTCCACGATCTTGAGGCGACCGCCGATAACCTGGAAGCACCAGATCGGGTTGTTGACAGCCTTGCCCAGATCCCATGCCGTATGCACGGGTTGAGAGTAATCTACTGGGACAACACCGAGGCGCCCATCGCGCTCGGCTTTGGACATTTCCCCGCCCCAGTACGCTCCAACCATGGCGCCAGAGAACGAGCAGTAATATTCCTGCTCGAACATTGCGCGGCCGAGGTCCAGACCGTAGAGGTCTTGGTATTCCGCCAAGCTTTCCGCCAGCTGTGCGGCTGTCAGCGCCATCGTGTCCGTGACGCTCGAAAGCTCGGCAAACCAGTGGTCGCTGCCTTTCGCACGCTCGTACATCGTCTTGGCATGGTTATTGCCGCGCGGCGTAGTGATGAACGCCGCCGTGCCGTTCGATTCCTCGATCATCGGCTTGTGGTAGGCCCACGCCGCCGGATTACAGAGCGCCCATTCCGAATAAGCGATGCCGACCGGGCCGGAGCCAACCGTGGCGTCGTACCGGTCGGAGCCCAGCAGCTGCCAGGTAGATCCCCACACGGTTTCGATGAACATGTCGTTGTCGTTGACGCGCTTGCGTATCTCAGGCGGGAAGGCCTCATCGATACGCCGCTTACCGGTGTGGCCGTTCACCCCATTCCAGATCGCCTTGCGGGCCTGGGCGTATTCGGGGAAGCAATGCCAGTATGTCCCTACCCTGCGCTGCGATAGCTCGCGGAAGCCGTTGAGAACGATTTCGTCTTTGCCCCAGCGGCGATGCGCAATCTCGATGAGGCGCTTCTTGCTCTGGTTGACCAGCGCTTCATGAAACGCCCGCTGATACCAGCGAACGCGAAATTCGTATTCGCTCACTTCGGCGGGGCTTCGTACACTGTCTTGAACAGGATGCCGATGTCGCCTTTGACCGTCTGGTCCGACTTGTCGGCAAGTCCTAGATCGCGCGCAATGATGTTGGCGTTGAGCAGGCCCGCCGACGCCCCCTCGAACTTCTGAGTGCGGATGATCTCGTCTATCCGCGTTGTGACCTCACCAAAGCCTTCTCGCGAACGGTACTCGCTCAAGGCCTGTTGGCTGATGTCGAGAAAGATGCACAGCCCTGCGATAGTCATGGCCCGCATCTTAGCAATCGGCTCAATGGTGACGACGCCCTGGTAAGCGAAGGCCTGAGCTTCATAGAGTGGGTTGGCCTCCACCCAGTCGAAATACTCGCATGCTGCATCCCACAATGCGTCAGCATCGGGGAAGATTGGTTTGCGGCCGTGGCTGCTCCGCTGCTTCCAGAATTCGTTACCTGCCGGAGCGGCCATGTCTGGTGATCCTTCCGACTGCCGTGAGCTTGGTCGGTCCTACTTATTGTTCCCCCGAGCGTTTCTCGGCGAAGTCTTCGGGGTAGACCTTGCGCCACTCTCTGATGGCAGAGTTCTCCGTAGAGGGTTAGGAGCGGTGGCTAGAGGTGATACTCTTTGAGCTCGCCGTAGACGCGCATCATTTCCACCACGTCGCCCTCCGCCAGGGCCTTAGCTGCGGCATCGAGGTCGGCGCGCATCATTGTCGCGGCGAAGATCCCTTCCGGGATTTTCAGATAGGCGGGCAACACTTGATCGCGCACCCGCGCCATTTCGGCAGGGAGCGCGGTCCCAAGGGATTCACTCATGTCTCTCTCCACTGGTTAGGCTGGGGACTTGGCGGGGCCACCTGCCTGACCGTTCTTGACCAGAGCATCAAAGTTCGCTCGAAGCACGGCTTCCTGTGCCGAAAGCTGATCACGCAACAGATAGCCTTCGAGCGCCCAGATCTTGTTGCGGGCGTTCTCGCGGGCGATTTTGCGGCCAATCGCTTCATCGAAGTTGAGCGGCGAAGCGGCAGCGCTTTCGCCAGTCACGATGTAGCCGTTGCGCAACGTCAGGGCGCACACCGTCATCGTGGTGCCGGGGAACACGTGGTACTGCTCCGAATGGATGGCCTTATCGATAAGAGCCGGCGTGAGGCGCGGAGCGTTAAGGCCCTTGGCCTGAATTTCGTTCTCGATCTCAGTTTCGTCCTTGGACATCTGTCTATCCTCTGTCTGGGGTGCGTAAGGCCGCCGCCTATCCGCGGCATGCGGGAATGCAAAAGGCCCACCGGTTAGGGTGAGCCTTGGGATGGGATCGAAGCGGACCGGGCTTGATACCGGCTGGGAAAGCGCGTGAACCCTGCAATCCACACCCGTAAGGGCTGACCCAGACGCTACATGGGTCACTTCCGGATTGTCATTGCGTGTCCATCCACGCTGCCGCTTCGATAGGGATTGAGGCATGGCCGAGGATTACATGGCGCGTAGCACCCCGGCGCTCTCTCACCGCTGGCATGCCTCAAACTGCATGAATCAAAAGAGCCCGCACTTGGCGAGCCCTATCCGCCTGACGCACCTGTCAGGACCTTACGTTTCTCATCATTCGTGATTTGTTCTTCCCCGTCAAGAGCCGGGTCAATGCGAAAGATATTC